CAACACCTGCTTTAAATACTGCTGCCATCGCGTTCATATAGTTAATGACAGTAGGAACCTTTCTCCCCTTCGATGGTGTCTTCTGTCCTGGCTTCAAGATTTTGTATCCAGTAAGAAGCTCCCGTCTAATCTGCAAAACATCTTCCCTCGTTACTGACGAAGCCATGCGGTCGCCACCAACTCTGGGAAGCATGTTTTTTACTGCTGACTCGTACCGGATCAGCGTATTTCCGCAAACTTCCAGTTTTTTGTGTTCAAGCCACTTAACAGCCAGACCTTCAACGGTTATTTCCCTACTTTCAACACCAAACCGCTTAAGGTTTCCAGATTCAGGGAACTGAATAGCGTAATTAAACGTTCCCATTTTTATTGCGAAACACACCGAAGAACGCAGCTCACCAGCCACTTTTCTGTTTTTTGGTGTATCCGGCACGCCGAGGCTTTCACGCACCCGGCTGCCTTTATAGATGAACCAAATGCGGAGCGAGCCGCCATGGTTCTCCACGCCTGTTGGGTATGCTGACTTAGCCATTATTCCCTCCTGACGTCCAAGAGCCCGCTAAGCATAAACGGATCTTCATTGGCGCGCACCCGGCTGTTTCTTTTTGAAGCTCTCAACCCACATGTCTACAGCCTTTCGGTTGTACATGCATTCGCTGTTTTCCTTTGGGATGCTGTCAGGCGATATGTGGACGTATTCTCTACCACAGAGCCAGCTTTTTTTACGGGCCCGCGCTATTGTTCCTGGGCGAAGGCCGGTGACTTTCACAAGCAGGTCTTCTGTCACCCAGTCATTGGGCACGATTAAGATCATTTCGCTCATGGGGTTCTCCAGGCAATAAAAAACCCCGCGATTGCGAGGTCTGTTATGTAGGTGATGGGATATTAATTATTAAGGTTTGTTCTGCGGTGCTGCCGGAAGCGGCATCCAGTGTGTAACGGGATAATGGTACTCTTTACCACCGCTGTGCCACCTTCCGTTGGGTCTGGTTTTAGTTTTATGGGAGTGGTAAGTAGCGATATGGCATATGTCACTCCTGAAAATAAGTACCCTTAAATTATTTTCCGGCATCCGCTCACTGCAAGCCACCCACCCATCCGGAATTACCGGAGAGTTGCCAGCCTCATACGCAACGCGCAACCAGTGGAAAAACACCTCCGTCATCACGCATCCACATTCGACGTCAATAGTGCCTGTCTGCTGCGAAAGCCACTGCTCGAATGGCAACTTGTTAGCCGTCGTTACAGGTTCTGCACCCTGAAGCATGGCGGCGCGGCAGGCGTTCCATCCATCTGCGTACATTTTTGCGTCATTCCAACCTGTCTGCACATCAGGATATATTGCTTCTACCGTAACCTCATCGGGCACTGCCTGAACCGGCACTGCTGGCGTGCGTAATCTCCCCTGGCTGTCAGTCGGTGCCAGCGGTGCGTTACGGAGCGCGGCGGCCAGCATTTCTACCGGTGCCCTTATTGCCAGCAGTAGACTCGCCATTTCCTGGACTTCTCCGTGTGTGCATTTGACCCATGCATCCGTGTTTGCGATTTCTTCCAAGCGCTTGCCTGTTAGTTTGTTATTGGTCATTTAATCAATCCTAATTTCTCCGCAAGTCTTCGCTGCCTACGGTTTGCGCGAACATACCTATTTACAGCCGATGCCTTTAAATCCTTCTGCTGGGCATATATCGCATCTAGCGCAGTCGTGCTCTCACTAGGCAACTTGTCCAGCCCCCTAACCTGTTCAATGGTTAGACTTTTTTTGCTCATTCTGTTTACTCGCTCTCGTCTTTCAGTTCGGCGCGTATCTGTGCCGCCTCACGGTGATCGAGGTGTTCGAAATCGTTATTAAAGCGGTCGATTGAAGCGGTGTTGATCCGGCCCTGTCGCCAGTAGCGGACTATCTGAGAAGTGCAGCTGTGGATGATGACAGGCCAGCCGTGCTGGTCAGCGTAAATCTGACCTCGCTGAATGAGTGTAAACATCACGCACCTCGCTGCTTATTCCTCAATTCGATAATACCCTGGCACTCCGCGCAGGTCTGGCAGCCGGGAACGGCAGCGCGCCGCGGCTCCGGGATATCTTCTCCGCACTCTTCGCAATGCTCAGCTGATACGGCGCTGTGGTCGATGCGGTGAGCGGAAAGGGCAGCGTTACGCTGAAGCTCTTCAATCTCTGCTGCGGTGTCGATGATGTCTGCCATGGTCAATGCTCCCGGAACTGTCCGTTAATTCTGTTGAAGGTGAACGCCAGCAATAAAAAAGTCCGCTTTAGCGACCTGGTGATTATTGGTTTCATGCTGCACGCTCTGTGATTTTCTGAATTTCTGATTCCAGATCTGCAAGGAAGCTCTTAACCTCAGATTCGATTTCGCGCGCCAGCTCTTCATCGAAATGAATGCGCTTCTTGAAATAAGCGAGGTCAGGCGGAAGGCGATCATCGAAACTAACGAAATCACACCATTTCCGCCCGGTGCACATCATCTGCGCATGCATTTGCAGCATGTACTGTCGCTTTGGCTCACCAGTTTTCAGCGTTTCAAGATGGGTCCAGGTATTGGGGCATTTGATTTCGATAAGCCCGTCGTCGTTAACAAGTCCGTCCGGGCTGGCTGCGAATCCGGGTATGGTTGGGTGATCGATGAGTCCAACTTCAGTGATTTCCGCATCGAACTCATTCAGCGCGTACATCTCACGCGCCACTGGCTCCAGTTCGGTACCGCGCATCATCGCGGCATTCGAAAACCCTTCCTCCAGCTTCCCGGTCAGCCGCTGGCAAATCAGCTCGGCCATGTAGTTCTGGCGGCTGGTGGAGTAGCCCGACTTAGTCCGGGCCATGACATCAGCCAGGCGACTGGCTGTGACCTTGCCGCAGCGCGCAGCAAACCATTCAGGGGTGCGTTGCTCCATCATTCAGCCTCCGTCTCTGCGACATTGACAGGTTCGGCGTTATCGACAGCAAGACTCATGTCATACATGCGTCGCTTCTCAACTGCGCCGATTACCTGCTTCTCTTCAGCGCTCAGCGCTACCCAGAACTCCTGATACTTAACGGTTCCAATGCGTGCAGCAGACTCGCCTTTTGCGATCAAATCCGGGCGACGGCTATCTGATTCATGGCCCGCATGAACCTCTGCCGTTGTTCCTTCAATAACTCGCTCCGCCTCGTCCTGGTCGAAGATGCCAGCGAAACCAAAGGCCAGTCGGGCACACTGGATAAGCGTCTTGTGGCGAAGCATGCGGGTAGGGTGGGTCTGCCATGGCTGAGTGTTGCGTTTACACTCTCCCATGTACTCGGTGACGATGGTCGGGTGCTTACGGTCTTTGCGGTAAATCTTGCAGGTGCATGCGCCTTCCTCTTTGTCATAAGAGAACTCCATGCCGTCAAACTGAGGATGTTCGTTGATAATGCGAGCCCATCCGTCAACGCCGACGACCGGGACAATCCCTCCTTTATCGGGGAATGCGTAAATCTCTTTGGTCCATGGGTTCAGACCGTACTGGTTGGCGACGATCAGCAGGGCTGTAAATTGCTCGTCCGTGACGTTGCCACCTTTGAACGCTGTGTTCTTCAGCGTATTCATCAGGTCTGTACCGGCATCCATGCCGAGGCGTGCGGCCAGTTTCCCGGCCATCGTTGAGAGTGCCGTGCTCATTTGGTTCTCCTTAAATTAAAACGGGCATGGCGCCCGGCGTTGCCATTCTTCTTCGGCGCGGGCGTAGCAAAGGCGGGAGATGTAGTCGTTGTATATTTCCTGAGCCTCAGACCCAATCAATGCGAGGCATGCCTCTTTCGAGATGAATAGGGAGCGCATGGCCAACGGGTCAGTTGGAAACATGGCGATCAGCTTATTGGCCCGGTCGTCGATCCACTTATCCTTCTCTTCGGTAAGTTGCTGATCTGCCCACCGACGATCCTCAATGTAGTCGTATGCACGGAAAGCATTCATGATTACTCCTGAATTTTGGCTGTGCGAATCCCGGCACCGTTAAGGCTGCCCGGTCGTTAAATGGGGGGAGGGTGTTAGTGTTTCAGGCCGTCGCCGCGCCCGTCGAGATACACCTCTACCAACAATTCTTTGGTGCAGGTGCGCTCATAGCCGCGGTGCAGATAGAGACAACCCCGGACATTCGCTGACGCCGTTCAGGTGGTGTCATGGTGCTTGATGAGCATTCCGGGCTGTATTGCTGCGCGGCATACTGTTTGAGTGCCGTAGTGCATGACTGTCATGATGCCTCCGCACTTACGCCGAAACGAAGCTCAATCATCTTGATGGCGTGCTGGTAAATCTGACCATGTACATTGTCGCCATGACGATTTTCGACAGCCGCCTTAAACTCAGGAAGTGTGCCCGAGAAGCAGCCACGGCTAACCATCACAGAACCATCTTTCTGTTTGAAAGCATTGAGCGTTCCATTTTCTGAGCCGATTTTTGTGATAGTGATCAGGTCCGCATCGCCGAACACCCACGCATTGTCGAACACCCGCGCATCGCCGTACACACACGCATCGCCTGACACCCGCGCATCGCCGAACACCCACGCATTGTCGAACACCCGCGCATCGCCGTACACCCACGCATCGCCGAACACCCACGCATTGTCGAACACCCGCGCATAGACGAACACCCGCGCATCGCCGAACACCTGCGCATCGCCGGACACCCACGCATCGCCGAACACACCCGC